CAGCAAGCGGCGGAACAACTAAAAAGGACTAAACCAGAAGTAAAAGCGGAAGAATGGGCAGCGCGAAATGAGTGGTTTGGGCAGGACGAGCCCATGACTATCACTGCATTCAGTATCCATAAGAAGTTGGTAGAGGAAGAAGGCTACGATGCTCAAAGCGACGAATACTATGAAGAAATCGATCGTAGGATAAAAACCGACTTCCCCCACAAATTTAATGGTCAGGCTCGTGCCAGAAGTGGACCTGCTGTTGGGGCTGCAACACGCGGAAGAGGCGCTGGTGGGAAAAAATCTATTAAGCTAACTCCTTCGCAGGTTGCAATCTCTAGAAAACTTGGTATAACCAAAGAGCAGTACGCTAAACAATTGATGCGTATGAATCAATCGTGAGGAAGTTTTTGTTATGATCGAAAAAAGCCCACGCACTTCCCAAACAAGGGAAAAACAAAGCCGCACTAAACCGTGGCGACCCCCGTCCTCCCTGGACGCACCTCCCCCTCCGGAAGGGTTTATTCATCGTTGGCTCCGTGAGTCTGTCATGGGTTACGACGATAGAAAGAACCTCTCTGCCCGCCTACGCGAAGGTTTTGAATTAGTTCGCGCTGATGAGTTCCCAGACTTCGAAGCACCTACGATCCAGGATGGTAAGCATGCTGGCGTAATTGGTGTTGGTGGTCTGGTGCTTGCTAGATTTCCTCTAGAGACTCGTAACGAGCGCAATTCACATTTTCGCCAACAGACGAAAGACCAGATGACCGCTGTGGATAACGATCTCATGAGGGAGCAACATCCGTCTATGCCTATTAGTAAACCTGATAGGCAATCTCGTGTAACCTTCGGTGGCGATAATTCCTCCGATAACTAAAGGATCTGAGCTATGGCTAATTTAGATGCCGCTTTCGGACTTCGTCCGTACAAAATGCTCGGTGCAGGTGCTAACACCAGTGGTGTAATGTCCTTCAAGATCCAAACCAGCGGGACGGCGGGAACCTCCAGTGTGATTTATGAAGGTACCCCCGTAATTCCTCTCGCGAATGGTTTGATTGATATTGTAGGTGCTGCCGCTGGTGGTACAGTCCCTTTACTGGGTGCCTTCATAGGGGTTGAATATACTGACACGAACGGCAAACCCACGTTCACAAACAAATGGCCTGGAACGTCTAGTATAAAATCTAGTACAGAGGCTACTGCACTAATCGCAGCACACCCTGATCAGTTGTTCCTTATTAACTGTGATGCGGCTGCGGCGGACACTCTTGTCCACATAAACGCTAACTTCGCTACTGCTACAAGCGGCGACTCAACGACTAATAAGTCGACTGGGGAACTTGCTGTGTCAACTGCGGCAACTACAAACACTCTTAACTTACGCATCATTGGTTTTGAAGATTCACCTTCAAACGAAGATGCAACAGCGGCGGGTCGTTTGGCAATCGTGCAAATCAACAACCACTTCTACCGTTATAATGCGAACGGTACGGGTGCTGGTATATAAAGGAGACAGGATATGGCTATTACTCGTTCCCAGCTCCTTAAAGAACTAGAGCCCGGACTTAACGCTCTGTTTGGTATGGAGTACGATCGGTATGACAATGAGCATTCCGAGGTTTTTGAAACTGAAACTTCTGACCGAGCGTTTGAAGAAGAGGTTATGCTTGCAGGCTTCGGCCAAGCTCCTGTAAAGGGGGAAGGCGCGGCAGTGACTTATGATACTGCTAATGAAGCGTTTACTGCTCGCTATACACACGAAACCATTGCGCTGGCGTTTGCGATAACTGAAGAAGCTGTAGAGGACAACCTCTACGACCGTCTCAGCTCGCGTTACACTCGTGCTTTGGCTCGTTCTATGGCGAACACCAAGCAGGTCAAAGCAGCGGCTATTTTGAACAATGCGTTCAATAGCAGCTACGCGATTGGCGATGGTAAAGAGCTCTGCGCAACCGACCACCCGACTGTGGGTGGCGGTGATTTCGCAAATGAGCTCAGCACCTCGGCAGACCTTAACGAAACATCGCTTGAACAGTCGTTGATTGATATCGCGGCGTTCATCGATGAGCGTGGTTTGAAAATTGCTCTACAGGGTCGTAAGTTGGTTATCCCTCCTGCGCTTCAGTTTGTTGCTGAACGCTTGATGGCTTCTAACCTGCGCCCAGGAACAGCAGACAATGACATCAACGCATCTCGCAACATGGGTATGCTTCCTGACGGTTATGCAGTTAATCACTTCTTGACTGACACGGACGCATTCTTCATCAAAACGGATGCGCCTAATGGCTTTAAGCATTTTGTGCGTAGCTCGATTAAAACGTCTATGGAAGGCGATTTTGAGACAGGCAACGTGCGCTATAAAGCCAGAGAGCGTTACAGCTTTGGTGTTTCCGATCCTCGTTGTGTGTTTGGCTCTCCTGGGGCTTAATACACTCGACGAAAAACAATTAGAAGGGAGGCTTGCGCCTCCCTTCTTTTTTGCGTACAGTAATCTATCCCTGACAGCCACATTGTGTGGCTGACACTAGCCAAGACAGGAGATAATCATGGCTAATACGACTTTTAATGGTCCCGTTCGTTCTGAGAACGGCTTCAATGACATTTCTGTTGCTTCTGGTACTGGCGCTGTAACGACGAACAGCTCCTTCAGTAACAACACATCTATTGGTGGCACTCTTTCTGTAACAGGTGCAATTTCCGGCACGTCAACAATTACTGCTAGGCGCTCTGTAAACACAGACTTCAATGCAGCTGGAGCAAAAACAGAAACCTTGACGGCGGCTCAATCAGGAACCTTGTTTTTGATCAACGGTGCAGCAGCCAATATTGTTAACCTTCCCGCGCTGTCTACAGGCAATGTAGGCGTAACGTATGACTTTCAGCTTACTGTGGCTGTCGGCGGAAGCGTAACAACTACATTCGTACTTCCGGGTAGCGCAGTATCTAATTTCCAAGGCATGTTGTCACTGGTGGCTGGTACGGCGGCTAACGCTGTTAGCGATGTTGCGGGGGATACATTAGCTTTGCCGAACTCAACAGTAGCTAACGCTCGTATCTCTTTGACATGCGTTGTCGATGATGGAACCAACTCTACTTGGATGGCAACGGCCCTATCCACTCCTATAGCTACTATAAGTTAATTTGTTTTTGGCGGGGGCTTAAAAACCCTCCGCCCTTTTAAGGAGTTCGATATGGGGATGTCCGATGTAATTGCCGTCACCATCACTGCTGATACGGTGGCTTTAGATGCAGACGGGATATCAGTAGCAGCAGCAGTCGGAAACAACGCTGCGCTTGTTATAGGCGGTGCGTTAGCTTCTGGTGGTGCAGTTGCCCTTAGTCATGGTCGAGTAGTTACCATACTTTCTGCGGGGAACGATTCATCTAAATCCTTTACCGTTGTAGGTACGGATGTAAACGGAGACGCGCAAACAGAGTCTATTACAGGCGCTAACGCGGGAACGGCCACGGGCGCGGCTTACTTTCTAACTATTTCTTCCATAACGGCGGTGGGTAATCCTGCTGGCAACGTAAGTGCGGGGGTAAATGCCTCTGCCGCTGATGTTGTCTTCGCGGGACGGTCACGCCTAAAGGGTATTTATCTAACCAGTACGGCCACAGCGGGCACGACCGATTTTTTGAACTCATCCCCTGTCGGCACAAGCGTGATGAAATTAAGCTCAGTTGCTAGTGCAACTGCAACAAGAGATGTAGTGATACCCGAAGAGGGCGTTTTATTTACAAGCGGAATCTATATTCAATACACGGTTTCTACTTTCCTGACGATGACTGTGTTTCACGCATAGGAGTAAGAAGGGATGCCTATCACTCGTGCTCAAGAACAGAAACAGGTAGAAGGTACAATGGCAGAACCAAAAGATCTTCTCATGAAGCGCACAAAGAAAATGGGTGGGGGGAAAGCGATGATGCCTCCCCGTAAGCAAAGGGCTTACGGTGGTTCGGGTCGTAAAAAAATGAAAACGGGGGGCAAAGCTGTAAGAGGCCCTTGTTCCTAGGGAGTAATACATGGCTGTTTCAGGCTCTACAGATTTCGAACCCGACATAGCGGAGTACGTCGAAGAAGCCTTTGAGCGGTGTGGCCTTGAAGTACGCACAGGTTATGATCTTAAGACTGCTCGAAGATCGCTTAATTTGCTGTTGGCTGACTGGGCGAACCGAGGGCTGAATCGTTGGACGATGGTGCAGACGTCACTGAGCTTAGTTTCGGGGACAGCATCTTATAGCTTGGGCGCGGACACTATTGATATTTTATCGGCTGTCGTGCGTACTGACGCAGGAGAGTCTGACCAGTCTGACATCACTATTTCCCGCGTTAGCCGTGATGAATTTATAAGTATTCCTTCTAAAAACACGCAAGCCCGCCCTACTCAATATTATGTAGATAGGCTGGTGTCCCCCACTGTAAAACTTTGGCCGACACCTGACGCAAGCACATATACTCTGGTCTATGACCGTTTGACGCGTATGGATGTTGCTGTCAACCAACAAAACACGTTGGAAGTTCCTTTTAGATTTTATCCTTGTCTAGCAGCAGGGTTGGCGTATTATTTGAGTATTAAACGTGCACCTGATCGCATACAGGTGCTAAAAACAATCTACGAAGAAGAGTTCAAGAGGGCTGCGGAGGAAGACCGTGATCGTGCGAGTCTGAGCTTAACACCTAGCAGGGATTTTTACGCGGTTATCTGATGACATACGCCACTGGAAAATACGCTTTAGCCTTATGTGATCGTTGCGGTCAGCAGTACGATTATTTAAGACTACGAAAAGAGTGGAATGGACTAAAGGTATGCCCTCAGTGCTATGAACAGAAGCACCCACAGTTAGAACCTTCGCCTCCTCCTTCTGAGCCGCAAGCTCTTCATGAGCCACGCAATGCTCGCAAGGAGCCCTTGTCAGTTCCTGTGGGGCAGTGGGTCTTTCCTCCTTTAGTTAATGTGTCTACGCAAGTCGTGGCTGTGGTCGGAGCAGTAGGGGTGACCACAACATGAGCTTTACATATACTCAGCTAAAACAAGCGATACAAGACTACACGGAAAATGATGAAACTACGTTTGTTACTAATTTGCCAATATTTATCCGGAACGCTGAGGAGCGTATCCTTAAAAGCATACAGTTAGACTTTTTCCGGAAGAATGTCACGGGAGCATTTACTGCCAGCAATAAATATCTCGCCTGCCCTTCTGACTTTCTGGCTCCCTTTAGCCTACGGTACACCGGAGCAGATGGTGATGATGTGTTTTTGGACTTTAAAGACGTAGATTTTTTAAGTGAATTTGCTCCTGACGACAGTGTGACAGGAGCCCCTCGTTACTACGCCGTGTTTGATGTAGACAATTTTATCGTAGCTCCTACGCCAAGTACCACTTTCTCTGTAGAGCTTCATTACCTATACCGGCCGAATAGTCTCACAGCAGGTGCAGACAGTGGCACGACTTGGTTGAGCACTAATGCTCCACTTGCCATGCTGTATGGGAGTTTGAGTGAAGCCTACCTGTTTATGAAGGGTGAACCAGACATATTGGCCCAGTACGATAAATCTTTGCAGAGTGCGGTAGCGGGGGTAAAGTTGCTCGGTGAAGCAAAAGAAACAACACAGGAATATCGTGTGGGCAGAGTTCGGAGACCTAAACAATGATAGCTACTAGCGAATTAGTGTCCCCAGAAAAGTTTAGTGTACGGGTTGAAACAGTAAGTTATCGAGGGTTTTCCCCTGAAGAAGTTGCGGAGAGATGCGCTAATCGTATTCTTTCTATCGCAGACAGCGCCCCACCTGCTATCCGAGAACAGGCGTTTGCCTTTAAGAAGCAACTGGTTCAGCTTGTTTCTTTTTATATTCGTGAAGGTATCAAAAGTGACAGAACTACACTATACAACGACCTGTCTAACGCGGGGCACAAAGACCTTGCTGAACTTATAAGGAGAATGTGACATGGCCTTTACCGGCAACTTCATGTGTACGAGCTTCAAGAAAGAGCTTCTTGAAGCCAAGCACAACTTTTTGAACAGCGGGGGAGACACGTTTAAGGCCGCATTGTACACGAATAGTGCTTCCTTTACAGCAGCAACAACCGCCTACACGACTACAAACGAAATCACTGGAACGGCTTACACGGCAGGCGGTGGTTCTCTTACAAGAGTAGACCCCACCACAAGTGGTACAACCGCTTTTACGGATTTTGCAGATGAGACGTGGAGCTCATCAACGATTACGGCGCGTGGTGCGTTGATTTATAACGACACGGCTTCGGGCGATCCTACTGTTGTTGTTTTAGATTTTGGTGCTGATAAGACTTCTACCTCTGGAGATTTTACTATTGTTTTTCCCGCCGCAGACGCAAGTAATGCAATAATTAGGATAGCGTAATGGCTGATGTTACCGTTGGTTTCAAAGGTTGGAACTCTTCTAGCCAGAGTTGGGGCGGAGGCACATGGGGGCAGGACGTAAGTCTTCCCACCACCGCAACAGGAGCCATAGGGTCTGTAACGGTTACTGCTGCGGCGGGCGTTTCAGTTACTGGTCTAGCCGCCACCGGAGGTGTGGGCTCTGTAACGGTCGTCGCTAAGGCGGATGTTTCTGTGACGGGCCTCGCCGCTACGGGCGGGGTTGGAAGTGTTGCCGTGACTGCTGCGGCGGTTGTCTCTGTGACGGGAGTGGCGGGGACTGCTGCGGTAGGCACCGCTACTGGTACTGCGGCAGCGGACGTTTCAGTTACTGGTCTAGCCGCGACCGGAGGTGTGGGCTCTTTGTTAATTTGGAGCCAAATAAACCCGAATCCACAAACTTCATGGGGTAATATGGCCCCGAATCCACAAACTTCATGGGGTAATATGGCCCCGGACCCTGAAACGGTCTGGACAGATATAGCGGCGTAAGGATTTAAAACATGGCTAGTACATATGTTAACAACCTCCGGCTAGAGGAAATCGCCACGGGCGAACAGTCTGGCACATGGGGTG